ACGAGCAACCGGCCTCCGGTGGACCCTCTGACGCTTCCGCGGCCGAGAAAGCCTGGGCCGCCGCATTCTCGAAATACCGCGCCGCCGTGGCCACCGATCTCCGCAAATGGCGCGACCGCCTGGCCAAGGGCAAGACGCGGCCGCACGTCTCGACCGTCATCCCGCCGCACGTCCGGAAGGCGATCGAGGACGGCGCGCCGATCGGCACTCAGCTGGCGGTGTTCGCCAAGGCCGAGCTGCCGGTCACGGGCAAGCGCCGGAAGCTCGAGCGCGCGCTCGAGCGCGCCATCAACGGATGGCTCGCGAAGCTCGAGCCCAAGGTGATCGCCTGGGCGATCGCGAAGCTCGGGAAGGTGGCCAAGGCCGACGAGCCCACCTACGACGCCTCGCACATCGCCGACGAGCTGCTCGCCGAGCTCGGCGCCGGCGGCGCTCTCGGAGCGAAAGACGCGGCTCACGCCATCGGCATCGACCTCGAGCGCGTGCCCCCGGACGTCATCGCCTACGCCGAGAAGCGCGCCGGCGAGCTCGTCGGGATGAAGCGCATCGGCGACCAGTGGGTCGCCTCCACCTCCGGCTACGCGATCTCCGACACCCTGCGCGAGGACGTCCACGACCTGGTCGTGCGTGCCGTCGAGGAGTCCTGGACGCCCCAGGAGCTCGCCTCCGCCCTGAAGGGCGAATTCGAGCCGTACCGTGCGGAGAGGATCGCGCGGACGGAGATTGGATACGCCTACGGCAACGGTGCCGCCGAGGTCTACGACGACGCCGGCCTCTCGGAGGTTGAGATCCTGGACGGAGATGGATGCCTTCCCTTCGGGCACAGCGACGGAGCGCCGGCACCGTCCGGAGATCCCGCAGTGGTCCAAGCGGAAGCGGAGGCCAACGGCCAGGTGTGGACCGTCGCTCAATACCAGGCCGCGATCTTGGCCCACCCGAATTGCGTGAGGGCCGCGGTGCCCTACGTATCCGAGAAGCGCGCGCAAGCGAAGGCCGCGTGAGGAGATCAGCATGAGCCCACTGGGAGGCGAGCAGCTCGGCGGCCGCATCGTCATCGTCGACGTCGGCCTGATGGCCAGCGGCACGACGCAGGCCACCGACTACCCGACGATCACCCCGGACGGGAACGGCCTGAGCGGCGATGGGTTCGTGTGCGCGGTGAAGCGCGCGACCGAACGGCTCGTATCGAACGGCATCTCCGTGCGCATCGTCGACCCGGGCACGAACGTCAGCGGCGCGGCGCTGGGCCTGGACGACACGCCCTCGACGCTGCGCGGGACGCTCACCGTATTCGCCCGCCGAGCGGACCCTGCCGGGGTGGAGGACGATCTCGTCTTCGCTCTCGGTGATTCGCTCGTCCTTTGCGACCACTCCGCCGATCCGGTAGTGCTGGCCGCGGTCTCCGACATCCTGTCCCTCGCCACCGGCAGCAACGACGTATGCGAGCCCGGCGACCTGCTGCAGCTGATCTGGCAGGAGACGGGCGACGTGGGCTCGTACGACTCCGACGACAGCGCCGTCGGAACGCGCCCTGAATTCCAGATCCTCGCCTGGCCGTTCACGACGGTCAGCGGCTAACAGCTTCAACACGAGGGGCTAGGGCCGTACACCCGAAGCTCCGCGACGCCCAAGCAGAAGGCGCCCCTCGAGCAGGTTCCGGGCACTCAAGAGAACTGGGCATCTCGCGAAAGCAGCGGGATGGCAGCGCAGGTCATCAATCTTCTTCCGTCGCAGACGGTCTCGGCCTCCGGCGCCGGGGGAGCGATCCCCATCACCACGGCGACGATGCTGTGGGCCTTCGTCAACAAGACGGCGGCCGTCGCGACGGTCACGGACCTCGACGTCTGGATCGAGGCATCCGTCGACGGCGGCATCAACTGGCACCCGCTCGTCGCCGACGTCGTCAACGATCGCGGCACGGTCGCTTCCAACAGGATCAACATTCTCGACAGCGACACGTCCACCTCAGCCACGAAGGCGAGCGCGACCTACAAGCAGGTCCCGGCGCCGCTGATCCGCGCGGCGTGGACGTTCACAGGCAGCGGCGGCTCCCAGTCCGCCACGTTCTCGGTCACGGCCGAAGCCAAGTAGGAGCAACGACATGCCGCGCGTAGCCATCTTTGAGATAGCCCTCGACACGAGATCGGGGCTGTCCTATCCGCCCGGCGAGAGTGCGGGTGACACGGTCAACAACCAGTATTTCGTCTGGGGCGCGAACAAGATCCTGTCCGTCCGCAACCCCACCGGCGGCTCCCTCAACATCACGTTCGTCCCGCAGTCAACGCAGCTCGACGGGTTTACGGCGCCCAGCAAAACGGTCGCGGTGCCGGCGAGCTCCCAGATGCTCATCGGGCCGTTCATCTCGGCCTACTCGCACCCCGAGGACGGCGATCGCGTTTACGTCAACCCGGCGAGCGCATCGCTCCAGATGACGGTCCTCAACTCATCGGAGTTCAACTGATATGGCACGCGGAGTCTTGACGGTCACGCCCGTGTCGACCAGCGGGATCCGAACGGGCGCCGGATTCGACGTCGCCGCCGACACGGTGAACCAACAGGAGTTCCCGAACGACGGATCGATGTTCCTGTGTGTCCGCAATGCGGACGGCGCGGCCTCTCACAACGTGACGTTCTACGCGCAAGGGACGATCGACGGCGCAGCGATCTCGACGAAGGTGGTCACGATCGCGCTCTCCGGCACGAAGTGGTTCGGTCCCTTTAGACCCAGGCTCTACAACCAGGCGAACGGAAACGTTCCCATCGACGGCGACTCGAACCAATTGTTCTTCCAGGTCTTCCGGGTTCCGCCGGTCGCCTGAGTCGGAGCCCCATGGATAAGCTGAAGCTGTTCGTTCCCATCACCAAGATCGACGAGGAGAAGCGCCTCGTCTACGGCGTCATCGCGGAAGAGCGCATCGACAAGTCCGGGGAGATCTTCGACTACCAGAAGTCGAAGCCCCATTTCGAGGGCTGGTCGAAGATGTTCTCAGACGTCACCGGCGGGAAGTCCGTCGGGAACCTGCGCGTCATGCACACGCCGAAGGTCGCCGGGCACTTCGAGGCGATCGCGTTCAACGACGCCGAGAAGCGCATCGAGGCCGCCGCGAAGGTCACCGACGACGTCGAATGGAAGAAGGTCCTCGCCGGCGACTACACCGGTTTCTCCATCGGCGGCAGGTACGAGTCCCGGTGGAAGGACGAGGCCGCCAAGGCCGACCGCTACGAGGCCTCGCCCGCGGAGACCTCGCTCGTCGACAACCCGTGCATGTACGGCGCGACGTTCACCGCGATCAAGTCCGACGGCGCAACGGAGCTGCGGAAATTCGTCGGCGGCCCGTTCGTCGAGGCCCTGAACGAGATCGTGGTCGAGATGGCGAAGTCGACGGCTCTATCGCTGACCGGCCGGACGAAGCGGCTCTCGGAGTTCGTGGAGTCGCTCGGCTTCGACAGCTCGACGCTGACCGTCACGACGGACGCCACCGGAACGATCGTTAAGGTCGCCTCCACCGCTCCATTGCCCGCGATTCCCGTGGCCCCCGTCCAGAAGGACGCCGAGGCCGCGATCGGCAACGCGAACGACGCGATCGCATCGCTGAAGGCCCTGGCCGTCGAGCTGCTCACCATGCCAGGCGAGCCCGACACGTGGACCCTGGGCGATGTCCTGAGCGCGATCCGATGCGCCATCTCCGGGAAGATCACCGCGGAGAACGCCGCGGAGGCTGTCGCAGCCGGAGCCGGGCCGGACAATCCGGTCGCGGTGGCCGCTGCCGCGACGCCAGCCGATCTCACGAAGAAGAAGGAAGACCCGACGCCGAAGGACGCGCCCGCTCCCGCCGCTGTGCCGCCAGCTCAGGGATCGGAGAGCGTCGAGGCCGTCGTCAAGGCTCAGCTCGCACCGGTGCTCCTGAAGCTCGAGGCGATGCCCGCAGCGGTCGTCAAAGCGGACCTTGAAAAGTTCGCGACGGCCGAAGGGCTATCGAAGCTCGTCAGCGAAGTCGTGGAGCTCCGGAAGATCGTCGAGAAGATCCCAGCGCCGCCGGCGGGCTCGCCCGTCCTCAAGACGCTCGGGACGGTTGGGGGGCAACCCGCAGCCGGCAGCGCCGCGTCGATCGCGGTGCTCGACAAGCTGCTCTCGGATCTGTCCGGGAGCGGTCAGCTGACACCCGCGATCGAGCGGGAGATCTGCCTGAGCAAAGCGAGCCTGAGCCTGCTCGGTCAGTAACGAAACGGAATTGCGGGGCTAGGGCCGTACACCCGAACCCCCGGTGCCCAGCCGGGACCGCCCCGCAACCCTACATCACCTGGGCATGAGGGAACTGGGCATCCCGACGGACAGTCGGAATGCTGAATCTCCAGAAAATCACCGAAGACACCGCGGCGATGATCCTCGCCGGGACCAAGGACGGGTCGCTGCGCAAGGGCATCGACCTGACGACCGGCCTCGTCGGCGTCAACCTCCAGGCCCCGTCGAAGCAGCTCGTCGCCCTCCAGTCGCCCTTCCAACAGGCGATCAAGCGCATCGTGAAGCCGGGCGCCAACTCGGACACGTGGCGCACGATCACGGCACTCGGCTCGCCGATGCTGTTCCGCGGGGAGCGGCTCGCCGGATACAAGTTCTCGACGACCCTGGTCAACACGACCGCCACGTTCCGCGTGGCCGCGCTCGGCGGGGAAGTCACCCTCGAAGCGCAGGCGGCCTCGCAAGGGTTCGACCCCGCGCTCGCGAAGGAAACCTCGAACTGCCTGCTCAACTCCATGAAGCTCGAGGGGCAGGCCTTCCTGGGCGCATGCGCCACCGCGCTCGGGACCCCGACCGGCGTCGCCGTGGCCGGAGTGACCACGACACCCGCCGGAACTATCGCCAGCAACACCTACTACGTCCGCATCATCGCCATGACGATGATGGCGGCGAATCGCGTCGGCCTCGACGTCGTCGGTGGCTACGGCGCCCTCACCGCCGCGAATGCGCATCTGGCCGGCCGGTCGGTCACGGTCGTCAATCCGGCGACGGACAACGCCGGCGCAGCGATCACGACCGGCTGCGGACTCTCCGCGCTCTCGACGGAAGTCAACAGCGGAGCCCTCACCGGCCCCACCTCGATCAAGATCACCTGGAACGCGGTCCCGGGCGCCGTCGCCTACGCCGTGTTCGTTGGAGTCGCCACCGGCGCCGCCAACCTCCGGTGCGAGTGCATCGTAACCCAGACGTCCGTGACGCTGACCTCGGTCGTCGGGACGGGACTCGCCGCGAGCAACGCGACGCTCCCCGGAACCGACCAGACGGCCGACGCCAACTCGTACGACGGGATCATCCCGCAGCTGATCGCCTCCGGATCCGGCGCTTACCTCAAGAACCTCGCCGGCACGCTCACGGGTGCCGCGGGTAACGGCGAAATCGTCGAGATCCAGGACGCCTTCGCGGCGCTCTTCCAGAGCGGCAAGATCGGGAAGTTCCGGGTGCTCGTCTCGGGTGTCGACGCGCGAACGCTCACGAAGCTCGGCGTGATCAGCAACTCGATGAACATCATCGCCCAGCCCGGGACCGACGGACGTGTCTCGCTCACCGCGGGCGCGCACATCGGCCAGATCATCAACGCGACGACCGGCGATGTGTGCGCGGTCGACGTCGATCCGTGGCTGCCGGCCGGGACGATCGTGATCCTCCCGACGGAGGTCCCCTACAACAGCGCGAACATCACCGATCCGTTCACCTGGGTCGGCAACTACGACTGGATGCGTTGGGATTACAGCCCCAACCGTTCGGACGGCCCGATCTACCCGTTCGAGGTGCGCTGCAACGGAGCGCTCGAAGGGCAGTTCAACGCGGGCTGCGGACTGATCTACAACATCTTCAAGAGCTGATCGATCGCCGAGGGCGGTCGTCAGCAGGCCGCCCTCGGCCTCTTCAGGCGAGGGCATGATGGCAAGAAAGAAAGACACCGAACAGCAGCCCACGGCTGCCGCGGCCGCCGACGCGCAGGCGCAGGCCTCGACCGACACCGCATCCGCGACGACGGACGAGAGCGCAGCGATCGCACCGCCCGAGCTCAAGGGCCAGAAGATCGCCCTCCTACGTCATCCGAACGTGACCTCGATCGGCCTCGAGGTCGGCGACGAGGTCGTGATCTTCCAGCCTCGGGAAGACGGCCTCTTCGAGGTCGAAGCCGAGCAGGTCGGGCTCCTCATGCCGCACGGGTTCGTCCGAGCCGAGTGACGACGTGGCCCTCGTCTCGACGGCGGAAGTCCAGGCGTGGGTCGCCGGCGACGGCGCCAGCTTACCCACGATCGACGCGACGCTTCTGACCGAATGCATCGCGGCCGCCGGCGAGCTGATCGTCGATGAGACCTCCCGCGTCTGGGAGGTCACGACGATCTCCGACGTCCTCGACGGGGATTCCGCTTCGGGGAAGCACGGCCAGATCTTGTTCTTGCGCCGCTTCCCGGTCACCTATCCGACGGACCCGATCACGATCACGGAGAACGGCGTCGCGCTCACCGTCGGTGCGGGCTATTCGACCTCCGCGAACGTCATCGTCAAGAACGCCGGCGCCGAGCGCACCTGCCAGCTGATCCGGCAGGGCTCGAACCTCCCCTGGTACGGGTCGAGCTCGTACGCCCTGTGGTCGCCCGGCTGCCAGAACATCACCGTTTCCTACAAGGCCGGCTATACCACGATCCCCACGCGCATCAAGTCCGTCGCGAAGGAGCTGGCTTGGCTGATCTACCAGCGCGGCCGCTACACCGGCGTCGAGCTCGTCTCCGCTGAAGGCACCTCTCGCAAGCTGATCAGCTCGCTCTCCGACTTCTCACAGGCGATCCTCGCCGATGCGCGGCGGTTCTGACGATGGACCGCGAGCGCACGTTCACCACCGACGAGATGGCGCAGGCGTTCCTGGATTACGGGAGCGACATGCTGCGCGCGCTGATGGCCGGAGGGATGGCGGCCATCCTCGCCATCTCGGGCGACACGATCAAGCGCGAGCTCAATTTCCCCAAGAGCGGCCCGCCGGCCTTCCCGGGCCTGCGCCGCCAGACCGGAACGCTCCAGCGCTCCGTCGCCGCATCGCCGTACGTGGTCGAGAGGTCCGCGACCGAGGCGGAGGCCGGCTTCGGCACCTCCGTCCCCTACGGCGTCAACTTCGAGCAAGGCTTCGAGGGGACCGTCTCCGTCCGCGCGCACACGCGCACCAGCGACGTCGCCTTTGGCCGCAAGGTCAAGCCGTACACGGCCTTCGTCCGTGCGCATGACCGCTTCATGGACGTGCGGCCGCGCCGCTACATGGCGCGCACGCTCGCCGCGGATTCGGAGATGGCCGATCGACTGATCGACCGCTCGCTCTGGATGCTGTTCGCCTCCGGCCGCGCCCCGTCCGTCGAGGAAGTCCGGAAGGGGGCGGCGTGAATGTCGCGGCCGCTGGATCCGGGCTTCGAGGTCAAGGACGAGGACGACTCGCCGTGGAAGTTCGGCGGCAGCGGCAGCCTTACGTCGGCGCCGAATCCGGTCTTTGCGGGATTGCAGTCGGCGCACCTCGGGGCGCTCAGGAGCATTCAGTTCATCGGGGGCTCCACGGTCGGCCAACAGATCCCGACGACACCGGGCGAGCTGATCGCGATCGCCGCGTGGCTCTACGCGGACGCCGGCGCCGTCTTCAAGGATCATCCGGTCAGCCTGCGCATCGATCTCAACCCGGGCGACGGCTCGAACCTCACTCTCAAGGCCACCGTGAAGCCCTCCCAGGTCGGCGGGCTGCTCTGGGTCCCGCACATCTACGCCGGGTTCACGGCCACGGGCACGCAGACCTATCTCCAGTGGCAGACCGACGCGCCGATCACGCTGGGGTCGGCGTCGTGGTTCCTGGACGAGATCCGCGTCGTGGGGGACGACGACGTGGCTAAGCGCTCCCGCTGGCTCGCGCATCAGCGCCTCGTCTCCGTCTTGAAGGGGATCAACGGCGCCGCCGGTGGATACCACACCGACCTGCAGAACCGCGTCTTCACGAAGTACGTCAACCCGGTCGGCGCGACGCACCCGGCGCTCCCGTACCTGTGCGTCCCGCTCGTCAACACCGCGCTGCGGATCGAGCACACCTCGGAGACGTGGTTCCGGATGTACTGGACCGTCCCCGTGCAGATGTTCGTCGCGGAGACGAACCCGGGCGCGTACGAGACCGACGCCGTGCAGCGGATGCTGCACCTGACCGAGGACATCTACCGCGCGCTGATCCAGGACCCCACGCTCAATCACACCGTCGCCGAGATGACCTTCGGTTCCGGTGGCATCGAGCAGGGCGGGATCGCCGCATTCGACGGGCTGCCGTACGGCGGCTCCGTCGTCCCCATCGAGCTTTCACAAGTTTTCGGCCTCGACGTGCTCGGGCCGTGAGGAGACAACCGTGGCGAAGATCCTGACGTTCGACGGCCTAGCCGACAACGAACACACCTTTTTCACCGACCTCGACACCGGGGCGATGGTTCAAGTCGCACCCGGCGCGATCGTGCCGGTGCGGAAGGTCGACGATTACCAGCAGTACATCGACCGCGGTATGGCCACGCTCTCCGGCGAGGAAGACGGCGGCGATGGTCAGCTCGACAAGATCGCGGACGGCCTGCGCGCCATCCTCGCCGAAGTCGCGCCGCTCGACGGCGACCAGGCGTTCTGGACGCTCGACGAGATGCTCGAGCAGATCGCCTCCATCCAGGAGGCCGACACCACCGCGAAAGAGGTCTGGGCGGACAACGCCCTGAATCCGATGGTGACGTCGGTCACCCCGGCCGACCGCACAGACAACGTGCCGGCGGGCGGCCCGTTCCGCGTCGATCTCAACGTCCCGATCTACGAATCGACGCTCACCGCAACCAACTGCTACTCCCTTCTCGACGAGAGCGGGAACGCGTCCGATCGCACCGTCGAGTCGGTCGAGGGCGACGAGGACCTGAAGGGCGCAAGCCTCACGCTCGACGACGATCTCACCCCCGGGCTCGTCTACCGCCTTCGCGTCGCAGGCCTCAACGCCGAAACCGGCCGGGCGCCGATGTTGGAGCCGTTCGTCCAGGAGATCGGCTTCCGGGCCGATACGCGGCCGGCGGTCAGCTCGACGAGCCCGGCCTCAGGCGCCGACAACGTCGCGATCGACGTGGCCGTCACGGTGAACTTCGACAAGTCGATGAGCACCGTGTCCGCCACGCTCTACGACGTCACGGCGGAGTCGTCGGCGTCGCTCTCGCTGTCTCCCACGGATGGGGACGCGCGTGACTCCTGGGCGAGCGAAGCCCTCTCTCTGATCGACGGCCATCACTACAAGATCCGCGTCGCGGCGACCGGCACGGTGTCCAGCAATGAGTACGCGCTCGCCGAAGACTTCGAGCAAGAAGACGACTTCCACGTCGTCGACTGATCGGAACACAACCGGCGAAGGCGTAAGGCGGGCGGCGGCACGCTCGGTTCCAAGCAAGCCGGTACGGAACGGAAACAAGAAGTTCAGCGGCTAGGGAGACGTCCCGAAAAGCGCGGCGCCTCACCGCGCCCGCCGCTGATCACCAACGAGGCATCCGGGGAAGGAGGCTCCTCCGAGATGCGAAGTGGCAACCAATTCCGGAAACATCGCGATCGGCAAAGCGACTGTGTCGATCGGCCCCTACGTGACGGCGGGCGGAGCAGGCTCGCTCGTCGACGTCGGGCACACGAAGGGTCCGACGACGCTCGAAGTCGCGTTCACCGACTACGAGATCATCACGGAGCAATCGTTCGGCGCGATCAAGAAGGTCCCGATCTCCGCCGCGGTGAAGCTCAAGGTCCTCATGGACGAAGCCACCATGACGAACGTCATGACGGCGTTCCGTCAGGCGGCCGCCAATCTGTCCGGGACCGCTCCGAACCAGACCGGGCTCGTCGGCAACATCACCGAGCTCTACAAGCAGATCCAGATCGTCACGAACGGCACGGGCTCGACCACGACGGCCGTCCGGACGATCACCCTCTGGAAGTGCATCGTCGAAAGCTGTGCGGCGGTGCAGTTCGGGAAGCAGCCCGAGCAGACGTACGAGGTCACGTTCTCCGTCCTGTACGACGACTCGGTCGCCACCGGCGACAAGTTCTTCAAGCTCGTTGACTCCGGCGGCTCGTGATCCTTCAGTGAGTCTCGAAGCTGCCGCCGGTCGCTTCCGCGTCGTCACGCACGACGGGCGGCGCTTCATTGTCTCCGCCCCGACGCTCGGGACCCTCGTCCTGGCGTCGGGGCTTTTTCCAAACGAGATCTCCGCCTTCGCTCACCTCGCCATCACAAACCCGGCGATGCTCCAGGGCGATCACGCCTACAACGTCAAGACGCTCGGCACCCTCCTGGGGGATACCTCAGACGGCCGCGCCGGCGAGGTCCTGGAGACCTGCGTCCGGGCCGTAGGCGGCGACCACGGGGACGTGATCGCAGCTACGACCCTTTCCCCGGGGCTCGCCGCCGTGCTCGGCGCCGCGGTGCTCTCGCTGTGCGACGTCCCGCGATGCTTCGCCGGCGCCGGGTGGGACAAGGTCGGGAAGCTCCCCGTCGAAGCTCCGGCCCGATCGCAGCAATCGGACGACTGGGTCGACCCCGCGGATGGCAGCTTCGAGCGCGCGATCGTCGCCATGTGCGAGCGGTTCGGCTGGACCCTCCGGCAGGCGATGGAGATGCCGTTCGAATGCGTCCTGATGGTCAACGACGCCGTCGCCGTCATTGACGACCCCGAAGCGAGAAAGCGCGCGAGCGATGCGGCGCAGGAGTTCCCGGTGCAGGCGTTCGCCCATCTGGGCATCGGCTACGAGCGGGTGAACTGATGGCCGGCAACGACCTGACCATCCGCGCGATCATCAAGCTGCTCGTCGAGGGCGGGCACATCCCGAAGGATGTCGCGAAGTCGATCGACGGGGTCGGCGCATCGGCGAAGACGACGAAGAAGGAGCTCGAGGGCCTCGGCTCCGCCGGCAAGCAGCTCGCGGACGAGCTGAAGAAGTTCCTGGGCGCGGCCGCTCTTGGCGATTTCATCAAGTCGAGCGTCGAGGATTTCGCGAAGGTTCAACGCGCGGTCAGTGCGCTCGGCTACACGATTCGCCAGCTCGGGCTCGGGACCGCGGCCGACGCGGCGAAGATCAGGGACAGCCTGAAGGCGCTGGCACAAGACGGCGGCGCCGCGCTGATCGAATCGCTCCCGGCATACCAGCGATTTGCCGGCATCACGCACGATCTCGAAGCCGCGATGGCCGCGACGAAGCTGGCCTCCGACGTCGCAGAGAGCGGGATCGTCGACTTCGGCACCGCGGTCAACGGTGTCGTCGCTCTCCTGCAGGGGAAGGCCAAGCTCGCGGCCAACCTCTTCGGCCTGCAGCTGCGCGAGACCGGGGACGCGACGAAGGACAACGCCGCGCTGATGGCGCTCCTGCAAAAGCAGGTCGGAGGCTTAGGCGACGCCTTCGACGACTCCGAGAACAAGATCAACAAGCTGGACGCCACGTGGGCGGACCTCAAGCAGACGGTGGGCGAGGGCTTCGCTCCGGCGATCGAGATCATCAACACGACGCTATTTCACGCGATCGGGATCTTCAAAGATCTCGGCGCGATCGCCGGAGCCGCGTTCGATTCGATGATCGGCGGAGCGACCAAGTTCTCCCAAATCGGCACTGCGGCGTTCGACATCAGCAAGCTCTTGAAGGATCCCAAGGCGTACTGGGAGGCTGTCGTAACCGCCTCCAAGGCGGCTGCCGGCTCCGTCTCTGAATCGTGGAAGGTGGCTCAAGAGCAGATCGTCGCCGACCACACGAAGGCCTCGAGCAAGATCGAGGACACGGAGAAGGGTCGGCAGAAGCTCGTCGCGCAGGCCGCGCTCGCGTCTGCGGAACAACAGGCCAAGATCGCGGAGCACGCCGCCCACCAGCTCTTCGAGGCGACCAACGAGACCGCACAGAAGACAGTGCAGGCGCAGATCGAGGCCGCGAAGGACGGCTCGGCCGAGCGCCTCGCGCTCGAGCTCCAGCTCCTGGACCTCCAAGAAGCGGCCGAGCTCGAGAAGGTCAAGGGCTCCGAGACGGCGAAAGCCGACGTGCGCGCCGGCTTTGACGTCCAGCGGGCGGCCACCGAGAAGAAATTCAGCGACCAACGGGCGGAGGCGGAGCTCCGCGCCGCGGCCGACCTCGCCCGCGCGAAAGCCGAGCTCGTCCCGGAAGGGACGCGCGCCCGTCTGGATGCCGACCTCGAAGCGCTGCACGCCGAGCACAAAGCGGCGATGGAGTCGTTCCACGGCACCGAGACCGAAAAGGCGACGCGCGAAGCGATCTACTTGGCCGCGCGCCTCCTCAAGATTCGCGAGTTCGCCAAGTCGAGCGCCCAGGCCGAGCTCGACATCTACGAGGAGCTGCTCCAATCCAAAGCCGACCTCGAGGACGCCCAGCGCGCGCTCCGGCTGGCGTCCGTCGCCGACGAATCGCGGGCCGCCTACGCAATCCGGATGGAAGGCGTCACGGCTCAGTACGACGACGAGCTGAAGCAGATCGATCAGCAGCGTCTCGACGCCGTGTTCTCGGCCGACCTCACCGCAGAGCAGATCGCGGACATCGACCAGGCCGCCAACCGGCGCCGCCTGGCTGCCTACACGAAGTTCAAGCTCGCCGAGATGCGGCTCGATCAGCAGCAGGCCACGGCTGCGATCGATTCGGCCATCCGCGTCTCGAATACCGCGTTAGCACTCGCTCAGGCCGCCTGGGGCAAGTCGAAGGCCTTCGCCGTCGCCAAGATCATCGTCGACACGGGCGTGGCGATCATGAACGCCTGGGCGCACGCAACGAGCTATTGGGAAGGGATCGTCGAGACGGTCCTGATCTCGGGCATCGGAGCCGTGCAGCTCTCGAAGGTCAAGAGCGCGGATCCGGCAGCCGGCGCCGGCTTCGACGACCCCGTGAACGATCGCATGGCCTACCAGGGCGGCCGCCGCTGGGCGAAGGACTGGGTCGACAACACCTCGGCCGGGTTCTCCGAAGGGATCGCCGCGGCGATGGCCACGCCCACGAAGGCGCCGACGGCGGCCGCGGCGCAGAGCTGGCCGAGCTTCTCGCCGGCGCTGATGCGGTACGCGGCGCCGTCGATCGGCGGTTCCGTCGGGAGCATGAGCGACCGGTTCTCGGATGAACGCATCGTCGGTGCGCTCGCCGCGGTCAAGGACGCGATGGGCGCGCAGCCGTCGGCGGGAGGCTCGCCGATCGCCGTGCATAACCACTACGAGTTGAACCGCCCCGTGATCGTCGATAAGCGCTCGATGATCCGGCTCGTCGACGAGATCGAGCGCGTCCAGCGCAACAACCCGAAGCGGGTGCGCTGATGTCGTTCCGTGCCTTCCGCTGCGTCCTCATCTCTCCCGTTGGCGTCCAGCTCGACGTGTCCAACCGCATCGACATCGACGAGGCCGCCAGCATCGAGCTCGACCCGGAGTCCGATCTCACCGTCATGAACCACGGCGATTGGCCGATGGTCTTGGACGACGTCGACGGCGTCGTGGAGAGCTTCCTCGCCGGCGCCCAGCCATCCGACATCTACACCGTGATCCTCGAGCGCGAGCGCGCCCCGGGCGGCCCCTTCTGGGATCGCGTCTTCGGCGGCGTTCTCGATGTTCCGACGTCGCTCCACATCGACGACAAGACGAAGAAGCTGGAGGTTGGGGCGTACTCGTTCTCGAAGGGCATGGAGCGGGTGCCAGGCACCTCCATCGCCACGACGTTCGCGGTGAAAACCGCGAGCATCTCCGCGGGAAGCCAGTCGATCACGCTTCTCGCCGGCGAGACTGCGGACCTCGAGCCCGGTCACATCCTTCGCGTCTCCGACCCGACCCAGGCAATAGCGCCGCAGGATTTCACGGTCGACTACGTTCAGTCGTCTACGGTCGTCGTCGTCGCCGAGACGGCGATCGCCTCGATATCGTCCGCGACGGCGGTCGTGAGCAACCCGGGCTATAGGTGGCGATCGCCGGCGTTCCTGGCCGCCGCGATCGCGACGGCATCCGGGGTGACCCTCGACCCGTCGAATCTCATCAAGCCGCTCGCGCCCTACCTCGTGGCGACGCCGGTCAGTCTTCGAGGCGGATCGCTGAGGCTGAAACCTCGGTCGGTCGTTCCGAGCGGCACCACCATCATCGGCACGTTCGGAGGCGGCCCGACCAACAAGCGGGTGCTCTCCGGAGGACCCCAGGGGACCTGGGCGGATCAGTCGAACATCACGTTCCCCCAGGGCGACTGGACGCCCTACCTCCTCTCGGAGCCCGGATCCATCTACGCGAGCTCCTCGGGCGGGGGATGGGATGACGGCAAGGACACCGTCCACAACGTGGCGGGCAATTCGACGCAGCCTTACCCAGCCGGCGGAGCGTGGGATCACGCTGGGTCGAAGATTTGGGGAACGGTCATTTCTGCGGCCACCGACGCCTCCAACAACGTCGGAGCTGTTCCGGTTCTCAATGGAAGCCTCGTTGGTGGACTGACCGTCGCGAGTCACAACATTTGGCGATGGGTCGCCGGACTGAGCACCAAGATCGACATGCTCGGCTGCGATTGGGATCCGGCCAACGCCCTCCTGTGGGGGAGCCTGCGCGACACGACCGGCTACAAGGCCATCCGGACATTTGATCCGGTTGGGTTGACCTATGCCGACGTCGACATAACGCGGTGCGGGCAGCTCCGGACCTGTCGCTATCTCGACCGGATGGTGCTCTGCGACGTCGCGACGGGAGAGCTCGCCTTTTACGCGACCACGGGAAGTCGCGTTGCGCGGGAGCGCTTCACCCCTCCCACCGGCGACGTCCTTCTCTGGACGCTTCGGGCATGGGGCACGCACCTCGCGTTTCTGATCTCGCGCTACGACGGCACGTACATCGCAATCTATGACGTCCAGGTCTCATCGAGCCCGACGACGCGAGACCACGTCTTCACGCCGGCCGCCTTTTACCGCGTGTCATCGGAACAGACGAGCTACGGATCGAACGGGGCGTTCCTGACCATTCGGACCGATGCGCTCGGCGCCCAGTACGGCTTCGGCTTCGCCGGATCGGAATGGTTCACGCTCGGAAGCCTCTTCGATGGAGTGATCCCGGCGGCCGACTTCTCGGAGAAATCATGCGCGGCCGCGGCGAAGGACATCGCGCTCGTCACTGGGTCGATCCTGCACGTCGACAACTTCAAAGTGCTTCGGCTCATCAATCGCAACACGCTCGGTGACGGAGCTCCTGTCGCCGACTACGGCGCGCCCATCGAGCGCACGCGCCAGCCGATCTCGGACATCTACCGCGCCTCTGTCGAGGTCAAGGGGACGTCGCAGGCCGGTGCTGCCATCTCGGAGATTGCGGACGCCTCGGATAACCACGGGGATTCGGCGAGGCGGCTGACGGTCACGGCCGACCTTGTCTCAACACCCGGAATGGCGCTCGCGACCGCAGCGTCCTTGCTGGCGTTCGTCTCGCGCGTGCGCGGCGCCGAGAGCGATTCGGTCATCGATGAAGGCGACCCGGTGCAGCCGTTCGACAAGGTCACGGTCGGAGGAAGGGATCTCATTCTCTTCAAGCTCGCGACCGACCTCGCAACGGGAACGCACGCGCTCGATCTCCTGGAGGTTGTCTCGTGAGCGGCTACACCCGCGACGTCGTGATCCGGATCTCACCGAAGAACGGGAGCGACATCATCCGTTGGTTCGAAGACGAGCTCACCGACGTCGGCCGACACACGCTCGTCGAGCTGACCTATCCCGAGGAGTCGGAGAGGTTCAAGGACATCAACCGCTCCGTGCGATCGCGCGTGTTCGGCTTCCGGCCGACCGTGACGATCACCGTCGAGATCATGTCCATGGCGGATCAGGCGTTCCTCGCCGACGTCGAATCCGCCCTCGCGGACGAGACGTCCTTCGACGTCTTCCTGTCGCTCGATGGGGGCGTCGTCGAGCGTCAGGTGCGGCTCCGCCGCGGGGGTGTCGAAAAGCCGTTCCGCGGGAAGGTCTTCGCCGGATCCACCTTCACCCTCGACCTCGAAGCCGTCGACCTCATCCCCACGAAGCCCTCGATCCTGAGCCCTCCGCCGATCGGCCGGGAGTTTCTGAGCGACCCCAGCATCGAGCTGTGGTCGGGCGGGCAGCCGGTGTGCTGGAGCGGCACGGCTTCAAACGGCGGCGAGACGATCACCGTCTTTCAAGAGACGGTCCTGCTCTACGACGGATCCAACGCCGCGCGGCTCACCCGCTCCGGCGGGTCGCAATACCTCCAGTTCGCTGCCATCCCGATGAGCGGCTTCAGGCGTAACGCTTGGTACCAAGCCACGATGCGGTTCCGCTCGGCCGTCGCGCTCTCGGCGAACATCAACGTCACCTCCTACGACGCCAACAACGCCCACGCCGACTACTCCGTTCGGGCGGATGGGAAGACCTGGAATCAGAACAGCGGGGATCTCGTTCCGGCGACGACGCCGTCGAGCAGCTCGTTCACGCCGCTGACCGCCTATCTGCGGATGCCGTCCTGGCTCGACTCCAGGACGATCGTCTACCTGCGCACCAATTGCTACTACACGGGCATCGTCCGCGTTGACGGGTGTTCCTTCTACGGGCCCGTCCTCCGCCCGGGCATCGGGACCTGGTGATGGAGCAGCCGGGAACGCCGCTTCCGCTCGCCGTCATCCACGTCAAGGACATCGGCGACGTGAACCCGAAGTGCACGCCTGGAGTGTCCCCGGACGTCTTCGACGACTCGACCGGGAAGGTCTGGACGTGCGACGTCGACGTGTACGTCGAGCGACCCGTCGCGCCCGGGCCTCACACGCACGTCCCGGCGCTCACGCCGTTCAGGGCCCTCATCTACTTGGACAACAGCGGCCCTGTGATCGGAGCCGTCGATTCGGATTTTGCCGTGACGATTCAGTACGACAACGCGGGGACGCTCGACACGGCGCCCGAGGTCGCGACCGTCACCGAAGAAACCGGCGCGACCGGCTTCTACTGGGTCACGTTCACACCCACGCTGCTAGGCGTCTACTACCAAGTGGCCGTCGCCTACACCGCAGGCTTCGGCGTATCGATCACAGCATCGGGCCCCATGGCCTTCGTGTCGGCGGCCACCTACGGCGAGGTCGCATGATGCGCCGCCCCGCGGATCCGCTCGCGGTCTTCTTCGTCGCCGTGGCGGTCGTCGCGGGGATCGCGTGCGCGGTTGCGCTTCTCTGGGCGCTCTCGATGGAGGCGCGAGCCGGAACGTGTCCGTGGCCGCCCGCCTTCGGCGGCGCCGGCGTCATTTGCACCGCTTCGAATGAAGCCATCGAGTGCCGCTGCGACGAATGCCTCCAGTGGGATCCGTGCACGGATTGCGACAGCTACGACGTCCAGCGGACCGACATGGACGGCACGGTGCACGTCTGGCACATCCCTCCCGGACGCTACGTCGATGACGCCGGCAACGCGTCCCCGCTGCCTCCGATCCCGGTCTGGTGCCCGGCCAAGCACGACGGGTCCATGCCGTTTGAGGGGAGGACCTACAAATACGCCGTAAGGGCGTGCGTCTCCGCGACGGGCCAGTGCTCCGCGTTGACGGGGCAACACATTTACATCGGCGCGCCGTACGCGATTGGATCTTTCCGGCCGCCGGTGCAGGCGAATTGAGATGCGAATCCTATTCGGAGTGGTCGCCGCGCTGTTCATCGCCGTGTCGCCGGCCGGCTCCGAATCCGCGCAACCGAACTTCACCGAGCTGACCGGCATCGTTGCCGAGCTCGCCCGCGAGCAGGCCGTCACATCCGGCAACCTCGAGGCGCTGCGCGTCGAGCTCGAGCGCACCACCGAGGCGATGAACTCGCTCTCCACGAACATCGGCGATCTGGCCAGAGCCGTACGGGAAAGGGATCGACGATGACATGCGGCCAGACACGTGGAAGAGGCGTCTTGGGGAGCCGTGCTTCGTCAAGCTCGGCGGCATCGCAAAGGCGTACGCGATGCCCGGCGAGAAGCCGTGGCAGACGCTTCAGCGATTGTGGTTGCTCGAGATTCTGCTCGAGCACGGCGGCGACGTGTCGCGCGTAGCGGAGGCCCTGGGCGTGAAGCCGGTAGCGATCTACGAACGCATCGGGCGAGTGAAGGCGCGCCTCACGGAAGAGGCAAAGCCATGACGACGTTCGCGCTCGTCGCTCTCTTGGTGGCCCGATGATCGCCGCTCTACTCGTCGCGCTGTCCTGTGTCGTCACATGCCAGGATCCGCCCACGTGCGCCATCTTGCGCATCAATTGGCTACAGACCGTCAACCCGCAATTGACGCCGCCCCAAATCTGCTGGGGCGATGCGCCGCTGGCGTTGACCCACTGCAACATCTATCCCGCCTCCGCTTGCATCGGGCCGCAGCCGATCTGCGACGAGATCGGCCAGGACACCGGCTATCGCTGCGGAACCGACATCTACCCGCCGGTGGGGGTGGACACGTACGTCAGGCCGACGGGGGCACGGGATGGCGACTGGGATAGCGGGTGCATCCCGTGGCCGGCACCGACCCCATGAGCGGCCACGGCGAGCTCGTCCCCGGCATCGACCTAGATCGCCTCCTGCGCGCGATCGCCGTGGTCGAGACCGCCGGCGGCCGCAACAACGTGCCTCGGTTTGAAGTCTCGTACATGCCCGCGGGCTGGGCGGCCGAGGTCCAGGGGCGCCTGCTCGTCGGCACCGGCCGGAACTTCAGCCCCATCGCGCGAGCGCGGTGGGACAAGTGGGGCGTGTGGACCTCCGCATCGCTCGGCCCTTGGCAGATCCTCTATCACACCGCGGCCAATCTCTCGTATCTCGGCGCCCCGTGGTACCTCGTCGAGCCCGGGACATCCGAGCAATACGTCGTCGGCCGGCTGCGCTCGATCGCGCGGGGCGGCGCAACGACCATTCGCCAATTCGCAGACGCGTGGAACTCCGGATCATGGCGCGACGCGAACGAAGTCCCCGCCTATACCGCCGCCGTCGAGGCGGCCTACGCGAAGGCCGCATGACCGAGCGCGGGCGATCGAAGCTCACGATCACGATCGAGGCAGCGACGCTCGCCGCGGTCCTCGCCGCGTGGGTCACGGTGAAGGAGGACATCGCCGCGCTCAAGCGGACGCGCGAGGACCTCCCTTCGCTGATCGCCTCCCAGGTGGCAGAGAAGATCACGGAACAGAACCTCGTCACCCGCAGCGAGTGGCTCACCGACAAGAGCGACCAGGATCAGCGCCAATCGGACCTCGTGGCTTCGGTGACATCGCTCCGTGGCGAGATCCGCTTCGTCGACCAGCATCAGAGACACCTTCTCGGCGTCGTCGAGAACTATCAAGGCTTCAAGAAGGAGACGACCAAATGACCACGAAGAAGAAGGTCCGCAAGATCGCGCGATCGGCCATCACAGGACGAATCGTTCCGCTCTGGTACGCGGAGCTCAACCCCGACACGACCGTCGTCACGAAGAAGACGGTGAAGAAAGGAAGCCGATGACCTCCGACCCCCTGATGCAGCTGTTCTTGGTCCTCGCCACGCTCGCAACGATCGGCGCCGGCATGATCGGCACGCTGAAGGCGATGACCTCGCTGTCCGTCCGGGCCGTCTCCGTGCTGTCGATCGCGGCCATCGTTGGCCTCGCCGTGCTCGCGCAGGCCTCCGGGTTCCTCCCGATGATCCAGGCGCAAGGAAGCAGGGGAATGCTGATCGCCGGCGCCTGGGGCCTCGCCGCGGCGCTCGGCGGCCACGGGCTCACGTCGCAGTCGGCGCTGTCCGCTCTGAAGCGCAACGACGCGTGAGCGACGAGACGGAGAAGGACGGCTCCTCTGCGCTCGAGCCGGCGGAGCTCGAGGCGAGCCCATCCGAAGAGATGGACGCCGCCGAGGATGCGATGCAGGGGAACGGGCCGGGGAATCCGTACCGCATTGGACGAAAGAGGACGCGCAAGCCCCAGCGCCGACGACGGATGTAGATTCAGCTTCGCACGTTTCGAACTCTTGAGAGGGAGTCTGCTATGCACTACAAGAACGGCCGAGAGGCGAAGAACGGCGACAAGGTGATGATCGTCGAGGGCTACAACGCCGGTTGCACCGGGAATCCTCTACGAAGCGACCGCCGGCAACGACTTCTGCAACGGCAAGCTGGCTCCGTTCGACAGCAGAAACACGATGCCCAATCTCGCGGAGTGCCTTCACCTCGACGACGTGAAGGAAGCGGCCGCCAAGATCTCCTGACGCCCGATGCGCGATCGCTGGGTCTGGACCGACGGGGACGGATGGCTCTGGGCCGGCTACGGCGACGATGAGCGGCAGGGGACTGCGTACGTCATCGAGTCCAAGACGCCGCCTTCGAAGCCCATCCTCGACGCGCACGGCCGAGAGGTAACGATCGCGCCGGCGAGGCCGCCGCTGGGCTTCAAGCTGCGATGAAGATCGTGACCGTCCGTCGCCGTTCCTTGGCCGCCCGGCTCTTCCGATTTCCGGCGCTCATGTTTTTCCACTACACGATCCTGCGCAAGAGCGGCGTATCGCGTGGCCGAGCATTGCACGCCGGATGGTCGCTCGCCTCCTGCGTATTGCTATGACGCTCGGCCGCCCGTACGCGATCGCCGCTGGCATCCTCGGGTGGATCCTCTTCGCCGTCACGCTCTGGTACGACCATCGACCGCAGCCACCGGCAGCGCCGGCGACGATCGAGCAGCTGCACGCCGCTGGCTTCACCGAGGCGCACGTCAGCACCGTGCTACCTCCAAGCGTGCACCACGACAGCGTGGAAATTCCCGGCGCCGAGCGGATCGGCTACGTCCGCGTGACCGACGGGGCAAAGGAGGTAAATACCCCAGAGGTCAGGATCTTGCCCAGCAATTGCGTAGAGAATGCGCACCAGACGCCCAACTGGACGCTCCGCCCGGGCGACCTCGGCCTGCGCGACGGCTCCCTCGACATCCGGAAGGCCGGCCGGTCAGCGTTCGTGAGGTTCGAGGCGACGCTCACCGCGCAGACACCGGAGGGTGAGGTTTCGCGCACGATCACGCCGACGGCCGAGGCGTGGATCTCTACGAAAGCGCTGGGGCTACCGCCCCGATTCGGTCCCACGATCCGAGCGAGCACGCTCCCTTCGATCGAGGCCGGGGTCTACTGGACGAAGGGCAGGGCTCAGTACGACGTGACCATGGGTCGCGACATCTATAGAAGAGAGTGGTTCGTCGCCGGCGGGGTGCGCTTCTAGCCCGGGCGGTCCGCCGGCCGGGCCCTCTGTCCGCCCCCACTTCGCTCCCTTTTTCACCCCTCCATCTGCACCCACTCCGGTGGGTTCAACGGATCACCTGGGCCACAATACCAATAGAAGAAGCAGCGAAGCGCTGCGGATTACACCTTTCTGACGGGCTTTCAAGGCGACTGCCTTCAGCCACTCGGCCACTCCTCCGTATGGGAATTCCGCGCTATCTAGATTTTGCACCCGTTCGGCGTTTGGATAGGGCACCCCTACGCAGCGCCTCCTCTGGGATCCGGATGTACGCCATCGTGGTCGTGATCGACGAGTGCCCGAGCCACGCTTGGATGATCGGAACCGGTGTTCCGCGCAGCGCCTGCCACGTCGCGAACCGTCGGCGCAGTCCATGCCACCGCGGCTCGAAGCCGAGCCCCTTTCTCCACGCCGGCGCGGCGCACCCGGAGACCGCTTCCTTGTCCGTCACGCCGAAGATCGGCTGCTCCGCGCTCCGCCCAGCCATCAAAGCCTCGACGGCCTTCCTCACGCGCGTGGTGAGGACCGGGACGATGCGACGCTCGGCCGTCTTCGTGCGGTCCTTACGCTCGCCGCGCGACTCCACGTGGAACACTCCGTTCTCGAGGTCGACATCCCGCACGCGCAGCTGACCGATCTCCGTCAGCCGCAAGCCGGCGTCGGCGCCGATCAGGACCGCGGCCAGGGCCCGCTTGTCGTAGGCGTCCCGGGCGGCCGCGACGAGGCGGCCGAGCTCGAGCTCGGAGGGGCACCAGGTCGCCGTGTTCCGGATGTACTTCGGGCGCTTGATCTGCACCGGGATCTTGGAGATGTACCCGGCCTCGTGTGCGTGCCGGAGGATCTGGGCCAGCCGGTCGAGCAGGTGTCTCACGTGAGACGTCCCCGCGCCAGCCTCCCGCTCAGTTGAGGCGTAGGCGTCGACGTCGCGCTGGCGTAGGGAGGCGATCCGCCGGGAGCCGATCGGCGCTTGGGCGATGCGCTGGCACTCGATCCCGTACGTGCGGAGGGTCGTGTCCGAGTATACGTGCCGCGTCCCCGCGCGCATCATGTCGAGCAGCTCGGGGATGACGTCCTTGACCCGCACGTGCTCGGCCATCCCGCGCGGATGGGCGATCCCCGCCTTGACCTCGACCTTCCGTTGCTGGAGTGCGGCGAGCGTCGCCTTTGCGATGTCCTGCGTCGGGACGATCTGCTCGATTCGTTCGCCGTCGATCGTGATCCGGACGCGGAACTTCCCGCCGCGATATGGGCGGACGCTGCCCCAGCCGCGGGCGGGCAGTTTCATTTCTCGGGTGTCGGGAGTTTCGGGATATTCAGCGCGATCGTGGCCTTGCCGTCCTCGCCGAGCTTTTTCTTCCACAGTCCGCGCGGCGTCCATCCGCACCACTTGCACTGCGGCGGGCCGAAGACGCTGACGCTGCGTCCGCAGCTGGGGCAATTGCCGATGTCGGGGAGGGTCACGGCGCTCTCAGTTCTCGTTGAATAAGTAGACGCGAATCGATCGAACGCTCCAGCCGTCGGTGCAACCGGCCGGGACTTTCACGCGCATCCATGGTCCGCGGGTGTGAAAGATCGTCCTGGAGCCCGGCACAATGGCGCCCGGACCGTCTCGTGAGTCAGAAGACGGAGCGAAATCGTCGTCCGCGGACCATCGCCATTCGGTCGTGGCGCAAGTGAGGTAGTAGCTTTCGGGCCAGTACAACACGTGCACGCCGACCATGCTGTAGCCGCGGGTGTCGACAGCGCCGCTGATGAACCCCTCGCTTTCGGTGATCGGCGCCGGAGCCGTGAGGAGTTCGAGCACAATCGGCTGCGGCTTGGGCGCCGGCATGTTGCCGACGTTCACCGTGCCGGTCACAGTTTGCACGGCGGGCCAGTTCGTCACGCTTACCGGGAGCGCCGGCCAGCCGACGTCGATCCTGTAGTACAGCGCGCTCGGATCGTTGAATGTCACGGCGCCGGCGGGCACGGAACCCAGGACGGCTAGCAGAAGAACGAGCGAAGACGAGCGTTTCATGCCGCCATCAATCCCTGAAGCGTCCGACCACGAACACGCCAAGGCCGACGAGGAAGAAGAGCGAGCAAAGGGAAATCGTGACCGCCTGCGCGGCTCCATTCGCGGCGGCTCCACCGATGCAGCCGAGAGTCGAGCCCATGCACATCACGGCGCCGACGACCTTTGCGCGGCTCGGTTTTTTACCGACTTCCATGGTTGTCTCCGATTCGCTTTCGCCGTACAAGAGCGGCCGCACGGTTCGAAACAAAAACCCAGGCCCGTCACCTCAATGGCTTCCGGCGCAGCGACCCGCCGTCGGGAGACCCGCGTGGAAACGCGCGGATGGCGGCGCCGCCGGGCTGAGGTTCCCTTGGCCGCGAAGATCATCCTGTTTCGAATTCCCACGGGGACCCTCACGTCCGAGCCTTCATGGCTCGCCCACTGCGCGCACTGCCCGCTGATGGAGTCGTGTCGGATTCCTTGGGGCGCGGATTGTCCGCCAGAAGCGATCGGACGAGCTGCATCACAGCACGTCGATCGGGGCCCGAGAGGCGCAGTACATCCATTCCGGCCTCGACCGCCTGCCGCGGCGGTTGCGGAATCGAAAGGTTAGCCGCCGCCGGCTCGTCGAAATCAAGGAGCGCGTCGGGCGTCGTGGACGTGGATCGAGCGATCCCGGCCAAGTTCTGCGCGCGAACGTCACCTTTGCCCGCCATGGCGCGATGCAACGCGCTCGGGCTGATCCCCGCTTCGCGGGCGACCACGATCACGTCCTTTCCCGATCGCCGCACGGCTTCCGCGATCCGGCGCCCGGTCATCTCCAATTCCTTCGCCACGCGTAAACGCTAGACGGAACGCGCTTTACAGAAAAGTGAAAAATAGTCTTGACGCGTTTATGCGAGACGCCTAACTTCTGCGGCGTGAACGCCTCATTCAATCCCAAAAAGCTGACGCAGGCCCGCGGGGAGCTGTCGCTCGAAGCCATCGCCGCAGCGGCCGGTGTGTCAGCCAACACGATCCGGAACTGGGAATCCGGACAACACGAACCCAGCGCTTCGGCGCTGAAAGCCATCGTCGACCTCACGGGCAAGCCCTTCGACTTCTTCTTCCGAGCCGCGTAGTCATGGCCCCGAAGGTACGAGCGGGCGACGCGGACGCGGCAGCGAAAGGAATCCGGCGCTCGGCCGCTCGACTGGACGCGCGATCCGGCGCCGATCCTAAAGACCGGACGCCACTTTCGCCCACGATCGAGGGCGAGATCCGGCGCGCGCTGGACCTCCTTCAAGGGACGCGGAAGGTCGAGGGCGTCGCGTGGGATCTCGGTCTCTCTCGCTCCGTCTACTACGAGCGCGTCATCGATCATCCCCTCACGCTGACCGTCGAGCAGCTGCTCACCCTCTTGGTCCTGTGCCCGGACCCGCGATTCAACGCGCGGCTTCGCCAGCACTTCGCGGCCCTCGACGCCTACCAGGCTGTCGCGGAAGCAAGGGCGGGGGAGACCTACATCCGCATCACGACCGGCCAGCGCGCTCTGTTCGGTGGCGGCCGATGACCGTCCCCGCCCTTCTGACCGAGCGCGAAGTCGCCGCCCGCCTGCGCGTCGGCAAAACCACCGTCCAGCGCTGGCGCGCGCAGGGCCTCATCCCCTTCGTGCGCATCGGCGATTGCGTCCGCTATCGCGTCGTCGACGTCGAGAACTTCGAAGCCGACCACTACCACGACGCCGCGGTCGTCTCGCTTCCGCGGAGGAGAAACGCATGACCGCATTGATAGCGATCATCTTCGGCGTGGCGATCGCCATGCTGTCGTTGGCGCACAACATCATCTCCACGCGCACGCTCGGCCGCCGCATCGACGGACTCTCGGGGCTCCTGACCGAGCGCCTGAAGGGCGAGCTCGACGCGCGCCGAGTCCTCGAAGACACGCTGACGAAGGAGATCCGCGCGCTCGACAAGCGGATGATCGTCTGCTCCTGGTGCCTCGCGATCGTCCACAACGCCAACGCCGAGAACGGCCCGAAGATGCTGGAGCGCACGGGCAACGACGGCGAGACGATCCGGATCATCGGCTGCCATCACTGCATCCCCAAGCTCAAGCAGATGGGATTTCAGTACGCGAAGGCGCCGCTCGGTGAGATCGCCGCGGTGGAAGAGGCCGCGTCATGACGATCACGTATCGAGTCGACGAAGTCCCGCATCTCCACGCGCGACCTCCCTCCTTGCACGGCTCCCGATTTCGGCAAGGCGACGCGATCGCCCGACGTCCGCGACGTTGTGGACTCGCAACGAACGGAGCGCCATCAGGCGACCGACGTTCCGGTCGAGTGGGCTGCGCCTCGGTCTCGTCGCTGGGAGAGCGCCGCCGCGTACGCGATCGCGGCGATCGTCGGCTTCGTATTCGCCGCGTGGCTGGTGCTGTGACTTCCGCGCAGTGGCGAGCCGCTGGCGGACGGCCGCGCGTCCAGCTTGGCAGTCCGATCGTGGACGGTCCGCGTCGTTGCCGAGGGTGCGGACGGGAGTTTCAGTCGGCCAACGCGCTGCGCCAGCATGCCGAGCGGATCCACGCGGAGCCGGTCAGGGGCGTGGGGGTCCTCTCGGATATCAGCCTCGAAGGCGGGCTCGCGCTTCCCGTCATCGCCGCGGCGATCGGCGCGACGACGCGACTGCGGCGCCGCCGATGATCGATCCGGCGGCCGTTGAACGCCGGGCCCGGGAGCGCACCGCGGCCGAGAAAGCGTGGGACGACTTTCAGCGGTTGTCGTATCGCTGCGTCAATCTCGCGACGCGTGCGACGGAGGCCGAGAAGCGAGCCGACGGCGCCGAACGTTACGCCGACGTGATCGAACGCACGTGCGATCGGCTGATCGCCGAGAACCGTGACCTGCGCACAAAGCTCGCCGCGATCGAGCGGCAGAGGAGGACCGCTTGACCCCGACCGAAATGATCCTGCGCTATTTCCAATACGGCCATCTCCCGGTCGCTCTCGCGGAAGCCTCGAAGCCGTTCTGCCAGCTGGCCGAGACGATCGCCAGCGGCCCGACGTCTGGTCCGGAGACGACGACCGCGCTGCGGAAGCTGCTCGAAGCGAAGGACTGCTACGTCCGAGCCGTTCTGCACGAGCGGCAGGCCTGACCGCCCATGTGGATGGACGACAGCCGGGAGCAGCGCATCGCGGAGGACGCGTACGAGCGCGCCTGCGAGGCGAGCAAGCGCGTGGCAACGAAGCCGGCGCCGTCGCTCGCGACGCTGCTCGGCGAGTCATCGGCCATTCAACGCATTGACGAGGGGAGGTGATGGTCGTGCTGATCCTGCTGCTGATGTCGGTCTGGCTGGGCGTCGTCGTCGACGACGGCGTCCCTTTCAAGCACTGAAACGAAACGGGCCGGCGTTGACGCGCCGGCCCTTAACCCGAACAGAAGCCCTTTTCCCGGCACGGAGGATAACCCATGGGAGAACCTGTTGTGAACATTGACGACGACGCTATCGATGTGGACACCGAAGCATTGACGCCTGCCGCGTGGTCCACGCGCGACGTCGATCCGATGAAAGAACTGGCCCGCTTCGAAGCGGCGGCCGAGCTGCAGCGCCGCCTGATCCCAGCCTCGATCAAGTGCACCAAGCCGCAGGACTGGGTCGACATGGGCGGCAAGGCGTACCTCCAGGCCACCGGCGTCGAGCGTATCGCGCCGCTCTGGGGGCTCGTCTTCGGCCAGCCAGAGGTCGAGAAGATCGACCAGGGCGGAGGCGAGTACTACTTCGTGGCCCGCGGCTTCGCGGCGTCGCGTCGCACCGGCTGCTTCTACAAGAGCGTCGAAGGCGGCCGCTCGTCGGACGATCCCTTCTTCGTTCGCTTCGATGAGGACAAGCCCGAGTTAGAAACATGGAAGGGCATGTCCGCCGACGACAAGCGGGATTGGAAGCGCACGCACCGCATTCCGCCGGACGAGCTCGACGTGCGCAAGGCCGCGATCACCAACTGGCAGTGCCGTGCGGCCTCGATGCTGACGGGTCTGCGCGGTCTCACGCCGGCGGATCTTGCCGCGGCGGGCCTCGCCGGCGTCAAGAAGGTCGACTTTGCCGGCGGCACGAAGGGCGGGGCGACGTCGGCGGATCTCGGACAGGCGAAGGCGGAGTTCTGGAACGACATCCTGAAGCGCACCGGCGGAGATCTCGAAGCCAGCCGGAAGCTCATCAAGGAATGCACGTCGTTCAAGAAAGACGACGGAACGATGTTCGATGGCTACTCCAGCCATGACGGCATCAAGTCGGCCGGGATGCTGGGGAACGCGAAGAAGAAGCTCGCGGCGCACCCCGTCTTTGGTGACGCGAAGATGGCGGCAGGGGAAGGGAAGGCGGGCGCATGAGCGAAGCCGCCATCGCCGTCGTTCCCACCGATCAACTCGCGCGCGTCGACACGCTCGGCGCCATCACCAAGATCGAGAACGCCGACGCCGAGACCCTGGCCGTCGACGGGCTCGCCTTCGTCCAGTCGATCGGGCGCAATCTCGAACGGGCCCGAAAGGAGCTGGTCGACCCGCTCAACAAGAAGGTCCGGGACGTCAACGACGGGTTCCGGCCACTCATCGACCGGACCACCAAGGCCGAAGACGCCATCAAGAAGGCGCTGATCGATTGGCGCCGGCGTGAGCGCGATCGCATCGCCGCGGAGCAGCTCCGGGTGCAGCGCGAGAACGAGGAGCGCGAGCGCGCCGCGGCGGAGAAGATCGCGAAGGATGCGGCCGCCGTGGTCGAGACGACCGTCGACAAGGCGAAGGCCGCCGGCTTCACCGAGGACGAGGCGGACGAGCTCGCCGCGATGGAAGCCGCCGACGTCGTCGCGGCGGCCCCGGCGCCGCTTCGAGAGGTCGCGCCGGCGCCGATCGCCAACACCACCAAGGCGACGCTCGGGAAGGCCGTGGGCCGGATGGTGTGGAAGTTCCGCATCACGAACCCGCTGCTCGTGCCGCGGGCTTACTGCTCGGTCGACGAGACCGCGATCCGGCGCGCCGTGGCCGCTGGCATCCGGAATCCCGACATGCCCGGCGTCGATATCTACGAAGAGGAGCAGATCGCGGGACGGAGCGCGTCATGATCGATCTCAAGATCCCCGACGAGATCATGCAGAAAGCCGTCACCGATGCCGTCACGAAGGGCATCGAGAAGGGCGTCGCTGATTGGGAGGTAGCCCGTGCTGTCGCTGAGGCGGCGCGCGATGCCGTCAACGCTTCCGGCCTCATCGCGGCGGTATCCAAGGGCGTCAAGGACGCCGCCACGATCAAGGCCGAAGAGATCACGACCGAGGTCGTCGCGTCGCTCGGACCTGCGATCGCTGCGGCCATGCGATCGGTGCTCGTCGGGGCTTTGGCGGATTTCGTGCTCGCGGCGACCGAGCCAGCGACATACGGACACGACAAGCAGTCCAAGCGCGTCGCGCTCCTCAAAGAATGGGGCGAGACCGGGGCGAGGAGGGCGTCGTGATGAGGCCCGAGGACGACCCGCGTTTCGAGCAGAGTCCAGACTCGGCCGACAGTCTCGGGTCCGTCGATGCCGACGTGAACAGCGTCCCGGCCTACATCGCCGCCGCCTACGAGACAACCCTTGAGGGTGCGCGCAAGGCGTGCGTCGATCATCACGCGATCCTGAGCGATGGGATGCGGCTTGGCAGCATGGCGTTCTACGTCGGCGACAAGATCGCGGCCGCCGCACACCTCACTGCGCGGGAGGACTCATGAGCGCCCCCGCACCCAACACCACCATCGACCCGATCTCCGCGCTCGTCTCCGCCTGGGAAGGGGAGCTGCGCTCCAAGGACCACACCGGCAACGCGGCCGCGCGCGATCGCGTCTGGGCCTCCGGCTTCCGTTCCTGCACCCGCGCGATGGCGCTCGATCTCCTGCACCCGGAAGATCGCGGCAAGATCGAAGCCGACGCGCTCGAGCGGATGCGCCGTGGCAACGAGCGGGAGGCCTCGATCGTCGCGCGGCTGATGCAGATCGGCCCGCGCTGCACCCCGCCGTTCGAAGTGATCGAGCAGCAAACCCGCTTCGAGATCTCGGACCGGGACGGCACCGTCCTGATCTCCGGGAAGTTCGACGGCCGCCTCAAGTTCGGGCCGAAGATGAAGCCGCCGTTCGAGGTCAAATCCGGTGAGACGTTCAAGCGCGCGACCTGCCTCGAGGATCTCGACCACTCCCCGTGGACGCGGCACGCGCTCGACCAACTGCTTGCCTACCTCCTGAGCCAAGGAGAGCCCTGGGGCTTCTTCATCATCGACCGCCCGGGCGTCCCGCTCTTCCTCCGCGTCAACCTCGAGGACCACCTCGCGCGCGCGGAGCACGCCTTGCAGAAAGCACGCACGGCCGTCGATGCGCGCTTCGGGCGGGTCGCGATGCCGCCCTTCACGCAGGACCGGGCGGAGTGCCGCCGGTGCGACCACTTCAAGAAATCGTGCGCGCCGCCGTCGGACTACGGCGCCGGCGTCCAGGTGATCACGGATCCGCACCTGATCACGCTCGCGGAGATCCGGGAGGCCAACCGGGCCGCTGGCAAGGAATACGAGCGTGCCGACAAGGAGATCAAGGCGGCGCTGCGGGGCGTGGAGAGCGCCCTGCTCGGGGACTTCATCGCGCGCGGGACGTGGCAGAAGGGAACGAAGACCAACGTCCCCGACGACATCAAGGCGCAGTACTCGACGGTCGACCCCAAGGCGAAGTTCATCCTGAAGATCGATCGGCTCGAAGACGCGACCGCATGAGCCGCCGCGACAAGACCGACCGCTGCGATGCCTGCCATGAACGCGTCCGACACATCCGCACGGTCACGACCAAAGAGTTCGATCAGACCAAGGCGGTGTGGCTTCCCTACGACGTCGGCGCGCGCGGCGAGCTGCTCACCGTCAACGGGAATCCAGTCGCCCACAAGTGCAGCAAGAAGGAGCAGGCATCATGAGCAACACCATCGACCACATCGTCGTCGACGTCGAGATCCAGAATCCCGTCGAGAGCCTTCCCGGGCGCTGGAATGACACCGACAAGATGGGTGTCGCGGTCGCCGTCGTCTACGAATTCAAGTCCGACCGTTACCACGTCTATCTCGAGGGCGACGTGGCCGAGCTGCGGGAGCGGATCCTGCGCGCGGACCGCGTCTCCGGCTTCAACATCTACCGGTTCGATTTCCCGGTGATCTTCGGCCTCCACGGCCGCGAGCGGAAAGTCGAGCTGCTCCCGAAGACGAACGACATCCTCCGGCGGATCCAGTCGGCGCTCGGCGTCGACGAGGACCGCGGCCCGTTCCATCTGATGAAGGGCTGGACCCTCGACGCTTGCTGCAAGGGCACCTTCGGCGCCGGCAAGAGCGCGAACGGAATCGAGGCGCCGAAGTGGTACCAGGCCGGCCAGATCTCCAAGGTCATCAGCTATTGCCTCGACGACGTGAGGCTCGAGCGCGACCTGGTCGCCTTCGTCGATCGAGAGGGCCACGTGAAGCACGAGAGCGGGCGCGTGCTGGGGCTCGCGACGGCGGTCGGGCGATGAGACCACCCGCGTCCGTGTACCTCGCCGCGCGCTGGTCGCGACGGGAAGAAATCGAGAAGTACGCAGCGCAGCTTGCGGTGATGGACATCCGCGTCACGAGTCGGTGGCTGACCGATCCGGATCACCGGCTCGCGGATCAACCCGACTCGCAGGCGTTCAACTCCAAGCTCGCGATGCACGACCTCGAAGACGTGACGACGGCGGAGGCCCTGATCTACTTCGCGCCCGGCGGGACGCGGGGCGGATCGCACGTCGAATTCGGCATGGCTCTCGCGCAGAAGAAGCGCTTGTTCTGGGTGGGAGAGCGTGAGCACGTCTTTTCGTGGCTGCGAAACGTCGAGCTATTTCCAGATTGGTCGCACCTCTTGGCGTACTTGCAAGGCGCGGTCGATGGCTACGTCGCGAAGCCGCCGACCATCGTCGACGCGTGCGAGGCGACAGCGCGGTCATGAAGATCCTCCCGCTCTACGCTCACGGCGATCGGGTCGGCTGGTACGCCGATGACGAGCCGTGCGCGTATCGCTGGTATCTGACGTGCTGGCTAGCGATCCAGTGGCGACGCATCACGGCGAGGCGGCCATGAGCGCCGACATCATCGCCTGCGCATGCGGCTGCGGTCGGAAGCTCCTGCGCTTCCTGAACGGCCGCGAGCGTAGTTTCATTTCAGGGCACAACGGCCGCGCATGGACCGTCGAGGAGGAGGCCCGTCTCCGCGAGCTGTATCCCGACATCAAGACGGAGAAGCTCGTTCCGGTCTTCGGCAAGCCGCTCCAGAAGATCTACTCGAAGGCCGCGAGGCTCGGGCTGAAGAAGAGCGCAGCGTTCCTCGCGAGCCCTGACGCCTGCCATCTTCGCCGCGAGAACAACCCCGGCGTGGCGAATCGGTTCAAGCCCGGACACGTGCCGGCGAACAAGGGCGTGAAGCACCCGAAGGGCTGGGCGCCCGGGCGGATGGCGGAAACGCAGTTCAAGCCGGGCCAGCGCGGGAGCCGATGGGTGCCGATCGGCAGCACTCGAATTGTCGACGGCTACCGGTACACCAAGGTCGATGACATCCGGAGCACCAGGGGCGGGATCGGGTTCATCCCGTGGACCCGGAACTGGAAGCTCACGCACGTCATCCTCTGGGAAAAGGAGCACGGGAAGATGCCGGCGCATCACGCGCTGGTTTTCAAGAACGGCGATCGCACCGACATCCGGCTCAGCAATCTAAAGCTCGTCCATCGTCGCGAGGTCCTGGCGCGCAATTCGGTGCACAACCTGCCGAAGGCGCTCAAGAAGGTCGTGATGATGCGGGCCCAGCTGGTCCGGAAGATCAGGAGGCTCTCCGCATGAGCGGTACCAAGAACAAGATCGAGGACCTCCGGAACCATCTGTTCGAGACGCTCGAGCAGCTGAAGGATCCAGAGAAGCCCATGGACATCGAGCGCGCCAAGGCTGTCGCCGAGGTCGCCGGCAAGATCATCGACTCCGCCAAGGTCGAAGTCGCCTTCCTGAAGGTCACGGGCGCATCCAGCGGGACGGGATTCATCCCGGAGGAGCGCCAGCTTCGGCCGGCGGCGGCGCCGAGCGCCATCACGGGCCGACGCTGATGCGGTGCACTTCCTGCGGCTGCGACGACCAGCACGCGTGCATGACCGGCGATCTGCACCCCACGCCCTGCCACTGGGTCGCGCCGTTCCTCTGCTCCGCATGCCGCGATGAGGGGATCCGGCTGTACGAGATCGCGACTGGCCGGAGGGCGGCATGACCGGCGCTGCCCGTTCCCGCCGCGCCCACGCCGAGGCTAACCGCCTGGGCTACGAACGCTGCAAAGACCTCCCGCTCGGCGCGCCCGTCACGCTCACGCTCGACGACGGGAGCGAGATGGAGACCGTGACGGATTCGTCGCCGTGGCAGCTTGGCGGTGGGACCTGGCTCATCAAGGTCAAGGGCAAGTCGGGCGGGTGGGACTGCGGACGGGTGAGACGGCGGGCGGCGGCATGACGCACGTCTGGTACTGGCGTTGCCGTCTCGCCGAGCGAAAGGGCCAGCCGTGTCGGGTGCTCGCGCGCGGCAAGCTCAACTCGATCCTCGTCGAATTCAATGACGGCTTCCGCGTGCTGACGAGCCGCTACGCGGTGAGGCTGGCGCGATGACCCGCGCCGAACTGGCCACCGCTCTCCGTCTCGCGTTTCTCTCGGCGTCGGGCCATGCCGACGGCTGGGATGCGGTGGCGGAAGCAGCCGAGCAATACGCCGATCGCCGAGTGGCTGAGGCGAGCTACCGCCAGAGCGAGATCAATACCGGGAACATCATCCGTGCGCAACGCGCGGCGGGGACATCGTGACGACGCAGGACGAACGCTGCACGGCGACTTCCAAGACAACCCGGAAGCGCTGCCGGCGCCTCGCACACCCGGGCGAGACCCTTTGCTATCTCCACGGCTGGCGATCCTACCTAGAGATCAAGCTCGGCAGTCCGAGGCGACCCGTACAGAAGATCCCGCTTGAAGACGAGTGGGCCGAGCTGCAACGAAAGGAAGTGCCATGAAGCTCCATCTCGCCCCCGGCCTCACGCTCCCGGCGGCCGTCGTCACCGAGAAACTCGGCTTCCTCGGCCGAACCGGAAGCGGGAAGACGTACGCCGCGCAGCTGCTCGCGGAGCAGATGCACGCCGCCGGCGCGCAGTTCATCGTGCTCGATCCCGTTGGGGTCTGGTATGGACTTCGTCTCGCGGCCGACGGCAAAGGGAAGGGACTGCCGATCCCCGTGCTCGGCGGCCTCCGCGGGGACATCCCGATCGAGCCGACGGGAGGCGCGCTGATCGCTGACCTGGTCGTCGATCGCGGAACGTCCGTCATCCTCGACGTCTCTCAGTTCGAATCCGACGCCCAGAAGGCGCGGTTCGCGCAGGACTTCGCCGATCGATTCTTCTTCCGGAAGAAGGCGGCTCCATCGGCCGTGCACCTCTTCATCGAAGAGGCCCAGGAGTTCGTCCCGCAAAACCCCCAGCGCGAAGAGACGCGGATGCTCCACGCCTTCACGCGGCTGTTCAAGATCGGCCGGAACTTCGGCGTCGGCGGATCCCTGATCACGCAACGCCCCCAGGAAGTGAACAAGAAGGTCCTGAACCTGGTCGAGCTGCTCTTCGCCTTCCAGCTCACCGGGCCCCAAGAGCGCAAGACGATCGAGGGGTGGATCGCCGACAAGGGGCTCGACGAGGACATCGCCGGCGAGCTCCCTAAGCTCGCGGTCGGACACCCGCACGTCTGGTCGCCGGCGTGGCTGAAGATCTCCCGCGTCGTCGCGATCGCGAAGAAGTCCACCTACGACGCGTCGAGCACGCCGGTCATGGGCAAGGCGGCCGTCGCCCGCGAGCTGTCGCCCGTGGATCTGGATGCGCTGCGACGGGAGATGGCGTCCACGATCGAGAAGGCGAAGGCCGACGACCCCCGGGAGCTGCGGAAGAAGATCGCGCGCCTTGAAGAGGAGCTCCGGGCCCAGCGCGGCAAGATCGAACGCGTTGAGGTCCCTGCGCTCGACGAGAAGCTGGTCGCTCGGTTCGAAGCGGCCGCGCGCATCCTTCAGAAGCACGGGCTCGAGCTTCACACCGAAGGCGAGGCCTTCGCCAGCACCGCCGAGGAATTGATGATCGAGCTGCGCCGGACGCAGGCAGCGGCTCGCCAAGATGCAACCCCGAGGACGACCGCGACGCGGCGGGATGGGCCCGCAAGCGCCGCGACCAAACGCGCCAGCCCGGAGCCCCGCGGGGAAGAACGTAGGCCCGCCGCAGGGAAGCTCGCCCCGCGGGGCTCCGGCTCGAACGGCTCTCTCCCACGGGGCGAGCGCCGGATCCTCGCCGCGATTGCGCAGCACCAAGAGGGCGTGACGCGCGCTCAGCTGACAATCCTGACCGGCTACAAGCGAAGCTCGAGGGACACCTATCTCCAGAAGCTCCAGGCCCGCGGGCTGATCGCATGCGGGTCGATCGACATCGTTGTCACCGGGGACGGGATCGTCGCTCTCGGTCCCGACTTCGAAGCGCTCCCGACCGGTGATGCTCTCCGTAAGCACTGGCTCGACAAGCTGCCGGAAGGGGAGCGCCGCATCCTCTCGATCGTCGCCGACGCGTATCCGAAAGCCGTCTCGCGCGACGTGATCTCGGCCGAGACTGGCTACAAGCGATCGAGCCGGGATACGTACCTGCAAAAGCTCTCAGCGCGGCGCCTCGTGATCCAGGGGCACGACGGAATCATCGCCGCGGCGGAGTTGTTCTCGTAATCACGCGGCCGTGTGCCGCTCACGAAAGGGGGACCGATGGGACCAAGGCAGAAGGGGCTACCGGGCATCGCTGACACCGTCAGGAAGTACCCGAAGCTCGACGACGAGCTGGAGGCCCACGTCGAGCTGCTCGACGAGCTGGACAAGGCGCGCGGTGCGGTCGAAGAGCACGCCGACACGCTCCAGAAGATGCTCCGAGAGAAGAAGCTCAGGAGCTACGCGAGCGAGCGCCTGATGATCGGGATCAAGACGAACGAGCCGCGGCTGTACGCCAAGCGGCTCACGGCACCGAAGAAGAAGGACGAGGCGGCCTGATGGGGTCTACGGTCACCCTCCATAAAGCGCTGGTGAATGATCGGGAATTCCGGGCGCTGCCCAGAGATGCCAGGCTTTTGTTCCTCGAGCTGCGGCTCGACAGTCGGATGGGAATTTCGGGGTTCGCTCGCATCCCGTGGGATCAGTTTCTGAAGCACGTCCAACTCACACCTCGTCGCGCTGAGGCCGCCCTCGCCGAGCTAGTCCGCAAACCATGGTTGAAGCTCGATCGCAAGCGCGACCTGTTCTGGATCGTCCGAGCGTTCGCTCACGACCCGTGGAAAAACGAGTCGGTCCTCAAGGCCGTAGCGAAGGAGATCCGGGACTGTCCCAAGAGCCCGCTCCTCTTGGAATGGTGGCGGATGTACGAAGACGTGTTCCCCAAGCAGGGGACGTTGCACTGGGGCATCAAACAAGCTGTAGACAAGTTGTCTACAGGTTGTGGACAGGTTGTGGACAACCTGCAAGAGAAGGCCTCCGGTTCCGGTTCCGGTTCCGGTTCCGGTTCCGGTTCCGGTTCCGGTTCCGGTTTCACACCGGAGGGGGTAAATCCGGAAGCGGAGATAGCTCCCAAGACCGCGCGCGCGCGTCATGGCGTCGCCGGATCGGATCTCTCTCCGCTGGAAAATCCGGCCCCGGACCGGAGGGAGATCGCCCCCGGCAAAGAGCACATGGCCGAGGGCGTGGCGCGGATGCGGGCCGCACTCCGGAAGCCGAAGGTGCTCGCATGACCGCCGCCGAACGAGCCCGCAAGCACGGCGCCCTGCGCTCGAAGCACCCCGAGATCCAGGGCGCGAAGCTGAAGCCCTACGCCGACCCCGATCTCGAGCGGGAGTTTCGGCGCGGGCTGAAGCAAGACCGACCGCAGCCGGTGCGCTACGTGATGCCGCCGAGGCGCGTGTGAATAGCCCGGTCTCCCGCACGCTCGAGCTGCTCCGCCTCGAGGGCTACGAGCCGGCGATCGTCGAGCGATCGATCCCGACTCGGCCGAAGCCGACGAAGATCGACCTGCATGGCATCGCCGACGTCGAGGCCTGGGCGGACGATCACACGCTCTACGTGCAGGTCTGCCGCGACGAGGACCTGGCCGAGCACCGCGCGAAGGCCTGGGTCGCGACGTTCTGGCGGGCGAAGGGCGACCCGCGGCCGGCGCGCGACGTCCTGGCTGGATTGCTGGCGGATCCGTCGCGGCGGTTCGAAATCTGGGCGTGGGCGCTCCGGGGAAGCCGCCGCGGCCGGAAAACCTGGAGCGAGCGCCGGTGGCGAGCGATCGCGTGCGAGGATGGCATCGCGTTCGTCGAATCCGAATCGGCGGAGGAAGTGGCGTGACGAGGGCGGATGTCCAGGAGCTCCTGGGGCACTGCAAGTTCGTCACCGGTATCGAGCTCGGTTCGTCTCCGTTCTACAAGCCGGGCTGCACGATGCTTGTGCATTTCGATGGCCACGCGATTGCCGCTCAGCGCTCGCTGGAGTCGGTCTTGTTCCATCTCGTGAGCGCGGTTGAGCAGGAGGCTCGTCGATTGATGGCCATGCCCAAGCCCCCGCCGAGTCTGAGCCGTCCCGCCCCGGTGGTCGTCAGCCAGATCGTGGAACGATGCCTGCTGCACGAAGGGAAGGCGTTGGTGGAAGCGATGCACGCCGCGGCTCGCCGTGGCCCGGTTGTGGACTTCCACCTGGGGTGCGCCCACTGCCTGCGGGACTGGGTCTTCCCGCTCGGCGATCGAAACTGAAGGGAAACCCCATGGAGGTCCCCATGCCACGACTGCCACAGCCGGTAACCGTCACGTCCATCAAGCGGGAGGCCTTCACGCGCGCCCCGGACGGGAAGGTCGGTCTCGTCGAGCAGATCGTGCACATGGTCTCGCTCGGCGGCGAGCTGTCGATCGAGCTGCGCCAGGTGCTCCCGGAGCATCATGAGTACCGGATCGGGGAGCAGTTCGTCATCGGCCTTTTCAACGACGCGCAGCGCCAATAGCCTCCGCCGGCGATAAATTCCCGGCATGCGTCGCGTTTGCAAAGCGAACCGCAAAGACGGGAAGCCGTGCCGCGCGGCCGCGATGAAGCGCAGCGAGCGGTGCCGGATCCATCGGCATGCCGCCTTCCACGTGATCGACAAGAGGCCGAAGCGTAGCGTCACGCTGAGCAAGGACGGCAAGACGCTGACGTTCCATGACGTGAAGATGGACGCCCTTCCCTACCTGACCCCGAATCCGTACATGCTGCCGGTTCTGCCTACCACGGGGAGCAACCAAGCCACAGCCGACAGCCTGACGATTGAGGACGCGCTCTCGAACTGGCACAAGCTCGCGGCGTTGAGGCCGGCGTGGATGCCGTTCCCGCACGTGAACTGCCGGGCCAACCCCTACGCCGACGCCCTCACCGCCGAACGTCTCTCGGCCGACGATCTCGCACCGAAGATCACGCGCAACACCACCGTCGACGACTGCTCCGACCACAGCGAGTCCCGAATGGCGTCCCTTCGTCGGGAAAACGCAGCTAAGCGCCACGGAACTCGGATTCAGTGCACGGAGTGCGACGGCGAGTGGTTTTGGTCTTATATCTCCATCGATGAGGAGTGGGCCGCTCTCCAAAAGGACGTCCAGCCGTAAACGGTTGCACGTGTACAAGTTAGCCGTTCTGGCTGTAGTCTTCGCGACCCGCCAAATCCGGGAGCCCTTCGTTGACGCTCTACGTGGCTTGCGTTTGCTGCCCGCGCCCGGCGAAGCACCCGAACGCCGAGCTCCCGCAGTGCCATGCGTGCGCGCAGGCGGTGGCTAGACGTCAGGAGTGGACGATCGGATCGCTGAACGCGAGGCACGCGAGCGACCGTAGGGCGTTCAAGCTTGGCCTCCGGGTCGCGATCCGCGCCATCGAGAAGAGAGACCGGGAGACATTCCGCCGCGCGATGGCGATCGCCGCGCGCCGGCTTCGAAGCATGCGGCGGACGTTCGTGGCGAGGACCGGGACGGCGCCGCTCAAACCGTTCCCGGAGCAGAGCGAGCCGGTGGGCCTTGACGGGTGATGGAGGATGACGACGCGCCGTGGGACGGCCGCGAGCGCCGCATCTGCCCGACGCCGGCGACGGTCTACCCGGACGGCACGTTCTTCCACGAATGCACATGCATGGACTGGCTGTTCTCGCCGTTGATCACCGAGGGGATCGACCGTAGGAACAAGGTGAGCCCGTGATCTGACCCTCGCGCGTCCACATCTTCCGGATCGTGGCGCGCACCACGGCTGCTGACGAGCTCGCACTCTGGAAGCGGATGCGGCATGGTGACCTTGCCGCCCGTGACGAGCTGGTGGTCCGCAATCTCCCCCTCGGCCGCTACTTCGCCAATCGCTACCGCCGGTCGGGCGTTCCGCATGACGACCTGGTCTCCGCCGCCTACGGCGCGATGGTCACCGCGGCCGACAGGTTCGACGCGCGCGTGGCCCGCTATGGGACCTATGCCTCGTGGTGGATCAACCGCGCGCTGAAGACGCTCGTCGCGGACGATCGGCTCGTCCGCTTGCCGATGAAGAAGGCCGTGGCCGCGCCCCCGGAATCAACGGTCTCGTTCTCGCGCACGCCGGAAGACGCAGAGACGACGCGCGTCCCGGAGGACGTCTTCGGAACGGCCCCAGAGCAAGGCCGCTGGAGCCAGGTCGCCGACCTCCGCGCGCTGATGGGGACCGCGCTGACCGAGCAGGAGGCGACCATCATCCGCCGCCGGTTCCGGGACGACGAGACGCTGAAGGCCATCGGGGAAACCCTGGGGCTCTCGAGAGAACGCATCCGACAGATCGAGAAAGGCGCGATCGCCAAGCTGAAGAAGGCGCTGGTGGTCGCGGCATGAGGGCGAGAATCGCTGGAAAGCTCCTAGCGTCACGCTCGCACTGTGACCTGTGCGGATCGCCGATCGACATCAACCTGCGCCGTCGCGGGTCGACGGTCGCCACGGTACGCCGTCGCTGCTCGGAGCACTCCCACATCGCGATGCGTGGGGCGTGGCGCCGATTGAAGCAGGAGCGGCGAGCCGAGCGAGAGGCTGCCGCATGATCGATCTCGATCCCACCACCAAGGTCGACGCCCTGGGCCGGGCCGTCGTCGAGCTGTCCAGCGTCGGGGATTACCTGCGCGTCTACTTCGACGACGGCACCTGCGAAGACATGACGTGGGAGGAGTTCGACCTCTGGCGGACCACGCTCAAGCCGAAGACGGGAGCGAATGCGTGACCCGCGGCTGTGCCACGCCAGAAGCAAGCAGAGCGGGAAGCTCTGCCGGAACTTCGGCATCCCCAAGGGAGACGGCACTTCGACGAAGACATGCCGCTTTCACGGCGGAGGTCATGAACTGCGCGCGCCTGGAGATCCAGCGCGTGGCGGCCGCCCTCCTGAGACATTCAGCTACGTCCGATCGGTCCCGGTCGAGTTCAAAGAAGCCTACGCCGCCGCTCTCCGAGAGGTCGGCAAGCTCGAGCATGAGATCGCTCTGGCCCGAACCAACCTCCTCCGACTCCAGCTCAAGTATGAAGCCGAGCCCAAGGGCGGGATCCCTCTCGGAGCCCAGCTCCGACGCCCATACGCCGAGATCGTCGGCGCGTATCTCGACCGGATCTCCCGCCTCGAGGCCCGCCGCGCGCGTCTTCTGGCCTCGCCTTCTGGCGCTTCTGATTTCGCTGACGTCGATCGTGTGCTCGACCACCTGCTCGAGCGCGAGGCCGGCGATGGCGATTGACACGCTGTCGCCGAAGCAGCGCGAGACCGTCAAGGCAGCGACCGCCCGCATCAACATCTGGCACGGCTCGGTCCGGTCCGGAAAGACAGTGGCCTCTCAGATCGCATGGGTTGATTTCGTGCGTAAGGGCCCGCCCGGCACGTTCGTGATGGCTGGGAGGACCCGCGACACCCTCGACACCAACGTGCTGCAACCGCTCCAGGAGTTCCTGGGGCCGCGCCGGATGCAGCTCCACCGCTCGCGCGGGATGGCCACGATCTGCGGCCGGCCGGTGCGCCTGCGCAGCTTCGACAACGCTACCGCCGAGCTGAAGGTCCGTGGCGCCACGTTCGCCGGCGCCTACGTCGACGAGGTCACGACAGCCCCGCAGTCGTTCTTCGCGATGCTGGATTCCCGGCTGTCGATCGACGGCTCGCGTCTTTACGGGACCACCAACGCCGACGGGCCGGTGCACTGGCTCAAGACGGAATACCTCGACCGGGAGCACGAGCTCGACCTCCGGTCGTTCCACTTCACGCTCGACGACAACCCGTACCTGCCCCAGTCGTACAAAGATGCGCTCCGCGTCAACTACACCTCGCTCTGGCGGAAGCGCTTCATCGAGGGGCTGTGGGTCGCCGCGCAGGGCGCCATCTGGGATGCGTTCGACTCCGACCGCCACGTCGTCGACCTGGTGCCGGCCGACGCCAAGTGGAAGACGGTCCTGCTCGCCGTCGACTACGGCACCGCCAACCCGTTCGTCGCGCTGCTCGTCGGGCTCGACTCGAAAGACCAGTTCTGGGTGATCGACGAGTGGCGATGGGACTCCCGGGCCAAGGGCAGGCAGCTCTCCGACCTCGAATACAGCGCGGCGCTCGTCGAATGGCTGAAGCCGCTCCCGGATCCGCTGAAGCCGAGCCGCACGCTGGTCGATCCGTCCGCCGCGTCCTTCATCGTCCAGGCCAGGCAGGACGGCCTTCCGGACGTCTGCGACGCCGCCAACGACGTCGACGACGGTCTCCGGATGGTCAACACGACGTTCTCGCGCGACCGGCTGTTCATCGCGCGGAAGTGCGCGCAGGTCCGGAAGGAGATCTCGTCATATTCCTGGGATCCCAAGGCCCAGGCGCGCGGGCTCGATCAGCCGATCAAGGCGAACGACCACGGCTGCGACGCGCTCCGATACGCGATCTACACGACGCTGCGGCCCAACTCGGTCGACTCCTATATCTCGTTCCTCGACGCGCAGCTGGCGAAGCAGAAGGGGCGGGCGTGAAGCCGGCGCACTGGCTGCGACGTCTCGCATGGCGCGTCCTCGGCGAACCTCCGCAATTCGGCTCGTACGTCGAACCGCGACGACTCCCGAAGGAAGCCCTCAGTTCCTGGGAGGTCAGCTGGGGCGGTCACCGCGTGAACGGAATGGACCGGCTCATCGGCTCATCTTCGTCCTATTCGGCCATCGAATGCGACTACCCGGACTGCCTGGGAAGTGTCCAGGAGCTCGCGTTCGTTGACGGGCAACCTCTGCTTCTCTGTCGAGCCCACTTCACGCCGGTGTCGGCAGTCATCGCGTTCGAGAGCCGCCCGGCGCTCAGGCGCGGGGAGCGGATGTGAAGATCACGTGGCTGCCGAATCGAGGCGTGGCCGTCTTTCCCTACTACGTGGGATCGAAGCCTCGCGGCCCCTTTCCGTGCGGGTTCTGCACGGCGCTCGTCTCGTATCACCACCGTGGCGCTGAAGGCGTCAGGACGTTCGAGCGCATGGACTCCGGGAAGATCGCGCGCGACGCGGTCACCGGAGAGCCGATCGAGCACACGAACGAGCGGTGTCTGGCGAAGGTCCGCACAACGGTCGTGCAGCGGCCCATCCCGGATGCGGGTCGATTGGCGGGGGAGGCCTCCCGATGACCCGCTACGCCGGCGACGTCACCCGCAAGGAATCGCTCGACATGGCGGCGACGCTCGC